TTATGCTAATTTAAGTTATGCTGATTTAAGAGGTGCTGATTTAAGTAATGCTAATTTAAGTGGTGCTAATTTAAGTTATGCTAATTTAAGTTATGCTGATTTAAGTGGTGCTGATTTAAGTTATGCTGATTTAAGTAATGCTAATTTAAGTAATGCTAATTTAAGTGGTGCTGATTTAAGTTATGCTAAATATAATGAGGGAACTGGCTTTTACGCTTTACAATGCCCCGAGAGAGGTTCGTTTATCGCATATAAAACTGCAAATGGCAAAATAGTGGAGTTAAAAGTTACTGAATTTGCTAAAAGAAGTAGTGCAACAACTAGAAAATGTAGATGTAGTGAAGCTGAAGTATTGTCTATAACTTCATTAGACGGAAAAACAAACTATAAAAAAGTAGCAAGTAATCAACATAATGAATTTATATATAAAGTTGGCAAAATAGTTAAAGTAGATAACTTTGATGAAAACAGATGGAACGAATGCTCTACTGGGATACACTTCTTTATAACAAGGGATGAGGCAGTTCAATATGTTAATAATTAAAAAAGGAAACATACTAGAAGCAATGGAAAATTTAATATGTCATCAAGTAAATTGTCAAGGCATAATGGGTGGTGGATTAGCTTTACAAATAGCAAATAAATATCCAATCTGCGAAACTAATTATAAAACCTTTTGTAGTTATGATTTTAATGATTATGATAAATTAAAAGGAAAACATTGTCTTGTTGAAATTAGTGAAGATAAATACATAGCGAATTGCTTCACCCAAAAACCTAACTTTGATACAGATTATGAAGCACTAAAAGCTTGTTTTTCAAACTTAAAAGACAATATATTAAAAATAAATAATTATAAACCGTCAATCTGCATCCCTTATAAATATGGTTGTGGTATCGCAAATGGTTCGTGGGAACAAGTAGAAAGTATTTTAATAGACATATTTACTGATGTAGATATAGTTATATATAAGTTAGATTAAGAAAGGTTGTGATGAGATAAATGAAGTTCCTAGAAAAGATACTAGAAATAGTTAAAACTCTAGTCCACCCTTATATTAGAATAATAAACACCCTAGAACTTGAAATTGATTTTCTAAACCACGAACTACGACTAGAGAAATTAAAAAACGGAGCGTTAAAGAAACGCAACAAAAAACTGAAAGACGGTGAAAAATGAGCGGACAAGACCTATACAACTCACTCACATTAAAACAAAATCAACTTAACTATTCCATCAAGCAATTAAGCAAAACTGGAATAGCATTTGCAGAAGCTGAAAGGAATTATAAAATAGCAGTATGTAAAAAAGCACTTGAACTAAAAAGCGAGGGTATGCCTGTAACTTTAATCCAAACAATTATATATGGTTACCCCGATATAGCAACACTAAGATTTACAAGAGATAGTGCGGAAGTTATTTACAAGGCGAACCTTGAAAGCATAAACGGATTAAAACTTGAAATTAGAATAACGGGAAACCAACTTGATAAGGAAATATCGTCTACTGATTAAAAGCAATTTAAAGCACATTTAAGACATTTTTATTAAAACACAATAGTTTATATTACAAAGGCACAAATTCTTGCCTTTGGTACTTAAAAATGAGTTTAAAGGGGGTTTTATACATAAGGAGGAAATATGTGTAAGACAATAACGGAAAAAATGAATAAAATAAGAAAAGAGATAGCAGAAATAAATAGCGTAAAGTTTATGAGTGGAATATCTTATCTTAAATGTGTCGAGCTTAACCAAAAGTTAAGTAGTCTTTCAAACAAATATTGTTTTTTAAAATATATGCTAGAGAAGAAATAACTTTCTTTTCTTTTTTATTGACAAATTATCTTTGGTGATATATAATCACAAATGAAAGGTAGGGAAACTATGTATTTAATGAAAAAATATGACTTAATGAAAGGGATTAAGCAAAGTTATTCAGCAGAGATTATTGGTTTAGATAGGGCAACGCTTAATAGAATATTAAACAAGAAACAAAAATGTAGTAAATTGGTTGCTTATTGTATAACAAAGTTCTTAGACGAAAACAAAGAAATAGACGACTTCTTTATTAAAGTAGATTAGGAGGAACAACAATGGAAACAATTAAAGTTGAGATATTTTATGGGGAGTATAACCAAGAGTTTATATACGATAGTGGACTTGTTTTTTTCTTTGATACCTATAAAGAAGCAATTAACTTTGTATCATTTGTAGAAAACCATAGCAATTGTAATGCCTTAATAATTCAATCATTTGATTTTGACAAAAAAGCTGGTGAGTAGTTATGGCTTTAAGAAATCAACCTTATTTACCATTATATGTTAAAGATTTTCTAACCGATGAAAAACTAATTGAATGTAGTGCTGAAACAACCGGGGTATATATTAGGCTTATGTGTATAATGCACAACGCAGAAAACTATGGTCAATTAAAACTAAGTGATAAATACAACGACAAAGATATAATTAAGAACTATGCTGATATATTATCAAAGCAGATGCCATATACTTTTGAAATTATTTATCGTTCTTTACAAGAATTATTGAGAGAAAAAGTGATTTTTTTTAAGAAAAAAACACTCACACAAAAGCGAATGTTTGTTGATGGTTTGTTATCAATAGAGCGTGCAAAGGCTGGTTCAATCGGGGGAAAACATAGCAAGCAAAACGCAAGCAAACATAGCAGCAAAACGCAAGCAAACACTGAATATGAATATATAACTATAAATGATAATAATATTATTAGTAATAATAAGATTAAATATAATAAGTATGGTATATATAAAAGAATAGTATTAAGTATAGAAGAATATAATAAGTTAGTAGAAGAATATACAAAGGAGTTTATAGATAATCAAATAAACAAACTGGATGAGTATGTAGAAAGTAATAATAATAAAAATAAATATTCTAACTGGAACTTAGTATTAAGAAAGTCAATAAGAGAAGATTGGTTTAAAAATAAAAAAAATCCCGATTGGTTTAACAAAGAAATAAAAAAAGAGGAAATGAGCAACGGCGAATTGGCAGAGATGGAAGAAACGATAAAGGAGTTTAAATGAAAAAAGAAATGGAAGAAAACCCTTATTGTGAGATTTGTGGTCATTGTGGAGAAATTGATTGTTGTGGTATAGAAAACTTTATAGACAAGCATATTAAAGGAAAAACAAATTGCAAAAATGAGGATTGGATTGTTCAAGAGTTAATTTCTTTATGTGAATATCAGACAGATGTATTTAAACAAAACAAAGAACTACAAGATAGAATTGATAAGGTAATAGAAATATTAAAATACGAATATAGCAGTGCAATTTTAGGTAAGTGGGGTTGGGATTTAAGAAATGCAATTTTATCAATCCTAGATAAGAAAAGTGGTGATGAAAAATGATGAAAACATTAGATTTAGTTGCTATAACATTATTTGTATTTATCTTGATAGTAGGCTTTATTGGATTTATGGACGCTATGTTACAGCCAAAGAAAAAACCTAAAGCAAAATACATCAAAAGAATATGTGATATATGCGATAAACCAATATTAAATACCAACAAAGTAGTTAAAATAGGCAAGTCACATTGTCATAAAAAATGCACTAAAATAACTATACAAAGTAACAAAAATATGCTATAATAAAAAGTAGATAGGAGAGAGATTATGAAGTATGAAGATTTAGAGAAAATCAACCAAGAGATAAACAAAAAAGGCATTGATGTTAAGGGCAAACAATATGTCCAAGTAAACGATAGAGTTATAGGATTTAGGAAACTATACCCCGAGGGAACGATTGAAACCGAGACACTAAACTTGAATGATGGCGTAGTAGTGGTTAAAACAAAAGTTAGTAATAATGGATTGTTATTGGCTACTGGACTTGCTTATGAAAGAGAGAACAGCACATTTATAAATAAAACATCTTATATTGAAAACGCCGAAACAAGTGCTGTTGGTAGAGCTTTGGGTATGTTGGGCATAGGAATAGACACAGCATTATGTAGTGCTGATGAAGTTGTAAACGCTATAAATAACCAACACAAAAACGAATTGGTAGAAAAGTTTAAAAGATTATTAGTAGAAACTGATACTGATTGGGAACTTGTTAAAGAAACATTTAAAGTAAATGATTGGTTTGATATGACTGAAACTCAGTTAGAACAATCAATTAAGAAAATGGAGAGTAAGAAATGAAATTATTTATAAAAAAATCTCAGTATGGTTATTCAACCAAATTAAAAAACGAATATAATGGGGAAGTCAGTGAAATGTGGTTAAATGTAAACTTTAAAAAAGGTGATGAACCTGAGGGTGATTGCCAAATAGAAATAAACGATATGTTCCTATCTTGTTATAAGTCTAAAGAAGAAGTAAAACCTAAATTGATAGTAACCAATTATAAAGTGTTAGGCGAACAAGATAAACCAGTTGAAGAAGCATCACAAGCAGAACCAAAAAAGGACTATTTTGCCGAGTTTGGCAAAGAACACGAGGACGATTTTGAAGATTCCTTGCCATTTTAGAGGAGATTACTATGAAAAAAGTATATATATGTAGCCCGTTAAAAGGCGACATTGAAAACAACATAATCAAAGCAAGGGGTTATTGTAGAGATGTATTATTCAACTATGGCTGTCTACCAATAGCACCTCACATCTATTTCACGCAGTTTTTAGACGATACAAACGAAATCGAACGATTGATTGGTATGAAAGCAGGAATGGAATTATTGCCCATGTGTGACGAAATATGGGTATATGGAACGCCAAGTGAGGGAATGAAAGCAGAGATTGATTGGTGGAAGAATAACAAAGATACAGCAGTTATTTATAAGGAGTGATATTATTAAACCGATTTGGGAAGATTATAACAAATGGGAAGATTATAAAAATGGAATGTATGGAAGTAGATTTTCTAAAGCAAAGATTAATCAATGTTATAAAATGCTAACGGGATTAAACCTAAAAAAAGATATGGAAGAAACAACTAAAGAATATATTATATCAACAAGAGTAAGTCTAACAAACAAAATGTTTAATCCTGTAAGTTGGCTTGGACAAGCCACTTGTAATTTACATTTAGGAGCAACAGCTAGAGAAGTTGTTAATGCTTGGCTATCAATGACAAAAGAACAACAAAATAGGGCTAATAGAATAGCTAAAGAAGTTATAGATGATTGGAGAAAAGAGCATGAAAATTTATAAAGATAAAAATGTTTTTGACGCAAGTTTAGAAAGAATAGAATTTGCTTTTAACAATTTTGACAATTTATGTGTTTCATTTAGCGGTGGAAAAGATAGCACTCTAATGATACAACTTGTTGAAATGGTGGCCAAAAGATCAAACAAACAATATGATGTTTTGTTTATAGATATGGAAGCCCAGTATATAATGACAATAGATCACATTGAATTATTAAAAAACACATTAGAACATATAAGAACTTTTTATTGGGTTAGTTTGCCATTATCTTTGAGAAATGCAGTTTCAGTATTTGAACCAAGGTGGATTTGTTGGGAAAAGGAAAAAGAAGATAAATGGATTAGACCGCTTCCGGAATGCTCGATAAATGAAAGCAATAACATATTTGGGTTTTTCAGATACGCTATGGAGTTTGAGGAATTTGTTCCAGAATTTCAAAGGTGGTATCAAAAAGAAAAGGGCGGAAAATGTGCTTCATTTGTTGGAATTAGGTGTGACGAAAGCTTAAATCGTTTTAGAACCATTGTGTCAACCAAAAAAGAAACATTAAATGGATTTGGCTGGACAACGAGAAATAAACCATTAAAAGATAGCTATAGTATATTTCCGATTTATGATTATAGAACCGAAGATGTTTGGACGGCAATGTTTAAAAATAATTTTGAATACAACTATGTGTATGAATTAATGTTTAAAAATGGTTTATCAATACACGAACAAAGACTATGCCAACCTTTTGGAGACGATCAAAAAAACGGGTTAGACCAATATAAGGCAATAGAAAGCGATAATTGGGAAAGATTATTAAAACGAGTTGCGGGTGTAAACTTTGGCAATATTTATTGCAGAACTTCAGCTCTTGGAAATATAAGAAGTGAAAAACCAAAACATCTAACTTGGCAAGAATGGTCTTTGTTTTTGTTGGAAAGCATTGGTATATATAATCCTAATTTGGAAAAACATTACGCAGGTAAAATAAGAAAGTTTATAAAATATTGGGAAGAAAAATGCGGTTGCCCATTAGAAAAAATAGAAGACGAAAGTGATAAAAAATTGGAAAGTTTAAAAATTGTTCCCAGTTGGAGAAGAATAGCAAGAGCTTTAGAAAGAAATGATTTTTTCCTAACAAGATTAAGCTTTGGAGAAAATAAAAGCGATTTAGAATATTTAAAAGAAATGGTAATGGGATGTGAAAATCTTTACGATGAAAACTCAACCGACAGCAAACCGCTAAAAAGATTATATAATAAGATTAAAGAGGAGATAGAGTAGTATGAAAGAAAACATTGAAATAAAGATGCCAATATTGGTTAAGTTGGAATATTTAAAACCCAATCCGTGGAACCCAAATAAGGTGGCAAGACCAGAAATGGAGTTGTTAAAAACCTCCATTAGAAAAAGTGGATTTTGTTTTCCATTAGTAGTTATGAAAGAAAGCGACACAAGTTATATGATTGTTGATGGATTTCATAGACACCTTATAGCCAAAGAGTTCGAAATGGAATATATCCCTGTTGTTGTGCTAGATGAAAATCTTGACGAATATATGAATGCCACAATAAGATTTAACAGAGCAAAAGGAACACATCAAATAATAGATATGAGTAAGTTGGTTTTAGAACTTGTTAGACTTGGAAAAACGGACGAAGAAATATCTAAAAATCTTGGAATGGATAGTGATGAGGTGTTAAGACTAAAACAAATAAGTGGATTAAAAGAAGCATTTTTAAATAGAGAATTTAGTAAATCTTGGGAAGAATACAATTTTAAATGTAATAAGGAGTAAATATGACAAATGAAGCATTAGAAGAACTAACAATGTTATATCTAAAAGAAAAGTTCAAAGGCGAGGGTGGCTATGCTAAAATCACCAAACTAAAGATGTTTAGATTGTTTATGGGCTTGTTGAGGTTTGTTAGGGAAAATGAAAAGATTTAGTATACTAACTGATGATATGAAACATTGTATAGAATGCGGTAGACTATACCCACAACTCCATGAAATATACTTTGGAGCAAGGCGTAACAAGTCAATAGAATATGGCTTGGTGATACCTTTATGTATCTTTCATCATACCGAACATAAGACGGGAATACATCACAATCACGAACTAGATATGAAATGGAAAATTAAAGGACAAGAAGCGTTTGAAAAGGAATACAACGAGGAGTTTATAAAGATATTTTATAGAAATTATAAGTAAAAAACCACTCATTTCATACTATCTCTTTTCTAAAAACCTTTTATATAAATTGAACACGAGTTTTAGTGGCTGTTGGTGTTCTATATATGAGTAGTGGCGGAATAGGTAGACGCAGGTTACTATAAAAGTTGCTAGCTGAAAGCGGAATTGAAACAATAGTTATTGCCAATTCATACAAGGTGTAAATCCTTGTCTACTCACTTTAAAAATTAAGACTAGAAATAGACACGATGACACCAAACGAATTAGCAAACTTAAAGAGTAAATGGGGACAAAGTAAAGGAGAGTAATAATGGGAATAACAATTAGAGATAATAATTTTTATAACGAATATTATGATAAATTAAAATACCCTACAAGAAGAATTGGAAAACCGTTATTAGCGAATACAAATTATAAAATTAGAATAGAACTTGTTTTTAAAGAAAGACACTTAATATTTTACGCAGGAACGATTAACAAAAGAAATATAGAATTATTTGAAAGATAAAGGAGAATAGAATATGTTAAATAGCGAACAAGCAATATTACTAGACAAAATAAATCAACTTATGGAAGTAAAAACAAACGACAAGCAAAAACTAATTCAATTATTACAAATAACAAAAGATTTAATAGAGAAGCAAACGATATAACCCGCAAAGTTTTATGGAGGTAGGTTGTGAAAGATAATGGAACAATAAGAATGAGTGCGACGGGGGCTACTCGTGATACAAGCACGAACAAAATGGAAGTGGTTAAATATATAAGCCCACTATTCATTGAAGCATTTGGAAAGTATATGTTAAAGCACCAAATACAAAGTGATGGTTCTAAAAGAGAGGGCGACAACTGGAAAAAAGGCTTTGGCGAAACTTATAAAGAAACAAGGAATATATGCTTTGATAGTTTGGGTAGACACTTTTTGGATTTGTGGAAAGAGCAAGACGGATTTAAAAGCAGAGATGGAATATATGAAGCGTTAGGCGATATAGTGTTTAATACTATGGCTTACTGGGATGCTTTGATAAAAGAGGAACTAAATGAAAAAAAGTGAAATAGAAATATATGAAGAGATATTTAGAAACACAATGGGCGATATAGCAAACACAATAGAATTAGCACTTGATAATTTAGAATTGAAAGATTATAAAGAAGCAAAAGAATTGTTAAGCGAACTTTTGTTTACAATAGACCAATATAGAATAAAAAAGGATTGATGTTATGTATAATTTGTCTATAATGACAATTAGAGAAATAAATAATGCAATAAGACACCTCACAAATCAATTAGAGTACTACCTAGAACGCAAAGCCAAAGCGTGGGCAAATACACAACCAAGGTCATCATTTAACTATGATGAGCCTGTAAAGGGTGGTAAAACGAGGGAAAATAGTTTTGAACGATATGTAATAACAAATGAGGAAGTTGATCCTTTAATAGATGAAATACAGGACAATATACTGGACTTATCTAAATATGTAGAGAAAGAATTGCAAAGAATAGGTGAATACGAACCTTTAATGCAAGAAATAATTAAATGCCGTGAAATACAGCGTTTAACTTGGGAACAAACAGCAATTAAAACAAGTTACAGTGTTAGTCAGTGCAGAAGAATATATAAAATGTATATGAATAAACGAGATATTTAAAAAGATGAGCAACAAATGAACAACCAAAAGTGCTAATATGATATTATATACATAGTAGAAAGCGACTGGAAGTATAATGTTATGACAAAGAACGAATTATTAGAGCATTTTATAATGGAAGATGAAACTTTCATTGAATTATGTATTGCGAATCAATATTATGGATGTAGAGGGTGTAAGTATGCCTATATATGCGAACAGATTGAACAAATACAGAAACAAAAGAGTGACGATAGACGGAATAAACTTTCAGAGCCAAAAAGAGGGAAAAAGGTATCTAGAACTGAAACAGCTTGAAAGAGCAGGAATAATAAGCGAACTTAAATGGCAAGTTAAGTACGAACTAATACCTAAATATGAAATCAATGGTAAGAAAATAAGAAGCTCTTGCTATGTGGCAGACTTCACATACAAAATCAATAATACAAATGAAATAGTCATTGAAGATGTCAAGCCAAGTAAGAATTATCAAACTGAAGTGTACAAATTAAAAAAGAAATTGTTTGAATATAAATACCAACAAGAGATTAAAGAAATATATTAGGAGGTATTGTATGAAAGAACTTATTAAACAGCTTGGTGGCCAAGTAAAAGAGGGAACAACAACTTGGAGAAACGCAGTAGAACAATTTAACCAACAACAAGGAACCAACTTAACGCCGAATGCGTTGAGAAAGAGATACGATAATTTAAGTGATGACTTAGATACATCTTCTAATGAAAAAACCAACGAAGAATACGAAACACACTATCAAAGTGGTGTTATAGAGTTACAAAAAGAAGTATGGTTTGATGCAAATGAAGAAAAAACACCTGAAATAGTGTTAAAAAAGTTTGGTTATGACCCAAACAGATGGGTACTTGTTGAATGGCGATTTGGAAAATGGGAAGTTGCTATTAAAAGCGAAGAACAAAACAGAGTTTGTACAACAATAAGAGCGAAAATTAAACCAAAGACACTAGAAATAGACGAAAAAACAACATTACAGGCAATAAAAGAGATATTAGCAGAAGAAATAGAACCTTTAATGTTTGAAAAACAAGATAACAATGATGAATTAGATAAAAATAAATTGTTTGAAGTACCAGCAATAGAACTACACCTAGGCAAAATGGCTTGGGGTGGTGATACTGGTCAAGACTATGATAAAGATATAGCAATAGATAGATTTAATACAATAACTGAGCGAATAGTACAAAAGCAAAGCATTGAGAAATGTGATAGAGCAGTTATATGTATAGGTAATGACTTTTTTAATAGTGACACAGTAGATATGACAACAACAAGAGGAACACCACAACAAAACGATTTAAGATGGAAGAAGTTATTTGGCATAGGATTAAAACTATATGTAGAACAACTATTAACATTAAGAGAACAATTTAATCATATAGATTTATTATTAGTACAAGGTAACCACGATAGTATGAGTTCGTTTTATTTATACACGGCGTTACAACAAAGGTTTAGAGAAGACCCTAAATTACATTTTAGAGAAGATACCAAAGAAACACAGTGCTATATGTTTGGTAAGGTTGCATTATTCTTTAATCATGGAGATATCAATTTAAAAAGATTGATAGGAAGTCTTCCTGCTGAGTTCCCAAATGAATGGGGAAACAGCAAGTTTAGAGAGTTACACATAGGACACCAACACAGTGAACAAGAAATTATATTAAAAGACTTCGGTGGTATTATACCAAGAAGAATAGGAAGCCCAACAGGAACTGATGCTTGGCATTATAAAGAAAGATATGTTGGAGCTCAGCAAAAACACCAATTGTTTATATGGAATAAAAATAATGGTTTAAATAATATAGATTTTGTGGGATTTAACAATTCCACGAAAAAAAAAAGACTAATTAAAGGCGTCAGAAGGTGAGTTATGAGATTAGAATTATTTTATGACGATTTAGAATATATGGATAGACTTTATTATTTAATGATAAACAACTATGACATAATAGACCATGGCATAGATGATAAAAATGAAGTATATTGGATTAGATATTATGTTAGAGAATATATATTAAGTGGTTATAGGAGTGCAGTATGAGTTTTAAAGATAAAATTGTTTTAATTACAGGCAATGGGTCATTTGCAAATGCAATGATTGAATATTTGCTTAAAACAGATGTAAGAGAAATACGAATATATAGTCGCAACGAAGAAAAGCAAGTTGCGAGTGAAAGAAAATACAACGATAGTCGCTTAAAATTTATACTTGGCGATATAAGAGATTATAAACTATTAAGTGAATCATTAAAAAATACTGATTATTGCATACATACGGCAGCCTTAAAACATGTTAAAAAATGCGAAGAGAATCCAAGTGAGGCAAAATCAATTAATATAGATGGTAGCGAAAATGTAATAATGGCTTGTATAAATAACAATATACCTAAATTGTGTTGTTTATCAACCGACAAAGCCGCGAACGCCTGTACTACTTATGGAACAACAAAATATATGATGGAGCGATTAATAGTAGGAATAGAAAACAAGAACACAACAATAACAATGACTAGGTATGGAAATGTCGCTGGGTCAAGTGGTAGTGTAATACCTTATTTCAAACAACTTGCAAATGAGAATAAGCCGTTGACATTAACAGATCCAAATATGACTAGATTTTATATACCAATAGAAAAAGCAGTTGATAGTATATTATATGCGTTAGAGTATGGCAACCATAAAGACTTAGTAATATATAAAAGTAAAAGTGCAACAGTACAACAAATCGCTGATTGTATAAGTAACAACCAAGTTATAGTTGGCATAGTAAAGAGTGAAAAGACAGATGAGGCATTGTTGACGGAAAGAGAACTTAATCACAGTAAAGAAATAGAAGACTTTTATATATACAATGAAGATTATATAAATGAGAATAAACATGTCCAACCATTAACAAGTGATAACGCACCAAAACATACTCACGAAGAATTAAAGGAATTAATTGGGAAGTGTAAATAATAAAATAAATTGAGTATTTTTACACAATTAAAAAGAGGCGATAATATGACTGTTTTTTATTTTCATAGCGGGAGTGGTAATCATGGTTGTGAAGCCATAGTTAAAACTCTAATTGATATATTAAAAATTAAACCAACGCTCTATTCATTTAACCACTGGGAAGATTACAAATTTGATATTGATAAAATAGTGGATATAAAAAGACACGACAATATAATTGGAGATATAGCGATATCAATTGGTGGTGATAATTATTGTTATCCTGGAAGTTTGCCAATATTAGAACAATACAATAGGGATTTAAAAGGTCAAGGAACAAAAACTTGTTTAATTGGTTGCAGCATTGATAGGGATACAATTATAAAATGCCAAGAAGATTTAAAAAGGTACGATTTAATTACAGCTAGAGAAAGCTTAACACAGCAAGCATTAAAGGAAATTGGAGTTAATGCTCCACTCATCCCCGACAGTGCTTTTATTTTAAATAAAGAAGAAGTTAAATGGGATGATAATGGTAAGGAATGGATAGGAATAAACGCAAGCAATTTTGTTAGTGATGATGTGTCTAGAAAAAACTACCAAGAACTTATCCAATATATAATGAATAATACTAAGTATAATGTTCTTTTAATACCTCATGTAGAACAAAAATATAATAATGATTATCCAATGTTACAAGAACTATACATAAATAATGGGAGAATGAGATGGGCGGAAGGTAACGCCAATCAATTAAAGGGTTATATAAGTAAATGTAAGATGGTAGTTACAGCAAGAACTCATGTCAGCGTAGCGAGTTATTCTTTATGTATACCAGCACTGGTTTTGGGATATAGCATTAAATCGCACGGAATAGCCTTAGATTTGTTTGATACAAGTGAAGGGTATGTTGTACCAAAGGATAGTTTAAAAACTCCGTACGAGCTTAAAAACGGCTTTATATGGCTTGATAATAACTATTCGGCGATTAAAAAGCGTTTAGAAGAAATAATGCCCGAATATAAAAACAAATGTTATAGATTGAGAGAGTTATATGAAAGTTTATGCAGCAAAGAATAAAGATTTAAATATTAGATTAAATAGCTCTAGTGGAGGAATTTTTACAGCTTTGGCGGAACAAATTATAAATGAAGGCGGAACGGTTATCGGAGCAACACTAGATAATTTAGAAGTCAAACATATAGCAATTGATAATGTAAATGATATTAAAAAGTTACAAGGGAGCAAATATGTTCAGTCAACAGTTGATTATTCTTTGTTAAATAATAAGAAACCAATATTATTTAGTGGAACTCCCTGTCAAATGCCAAATGATGATGTATTAAAAATAGATGTTGTTTGCCACGGAACTCCAACAAAAGAGAGTTTTAAAAAGTATTGCAACGCCAATCAGATATCTCACATTAAATTTAGGGATAAGACAAACGGATGGACTAACTTTATGGTTGTAACTTGTAAAGACGGCAATACAATACATGAGGATTTTAGAAATAACGAGTTTATGATGGATTTTCTTAATAATAAAAACCTGAAAGAAAGTTGTTATAATTGTCAATTTAAGAATTTTAAAAGTAGTAGCGATATAACACTAGGCGACTTTTGGGGTATACAAAACGAGTATCCTGATTTTGCTGACAATATTGGTGTATCGCTAGTTATTGTAAAGACACCGAGAGGCGAAGAATATTTTGATAAGATAAAAGATAAGCTAGACTATATAGAAATAGATATAGATAAAGCAATAAAATATAATCCGAGCATTATTAAATCTGCAGTAAGAGGTTAAAAATGAATACAAGTTTATTAGTTATGAGTTGTGATAGTTACAGTGATTTGTGGCAACCGTTTTATAAGTTGTTTAAAAAACATTGGAAGAATTGTCCTTATAAATTATATATTTGTTATGAAACTAAAAAATGTAGTCAAGCGAAAACAATAAACAAGACTGGCGAATGGACGAAAAGATTAAGGGAAGCTCTAGAAGAAATAGATACAGAATATGTAATATTGCTTTTGGATGACTATTTTATAAGAAAACCAGTAAATCAAAGTTTGATAGATTTTTGTATAAACAACTTTGATGATGAAACGGCAACTTTTGACTTTCAAAATGTGCTTGCTGATAAATTAGACTGGTTTAACACAAGATCTAGAAAGGGTCAATTTGTAGCAAGAAGAAATAATAGAATGTATTTAACAAATACACAACCAAGTATATGGAACAGAAAAAAACTAATAGACTTATGCCAAGAAGATATGAGTATTTGGGCTTGGGAAACACAAATATTAAATAGTCCATATAAACATTATATAAATGTTGGCGATGAAATTATAGATATAGGTTATTACAAAGACAGAAAACCATGGGGAGTTGTACAAAATAAATGGACAAAAGAAGTTTTAGATATGTTTGATAGAGAAGATATTAAAGCAGATCTAAATAGAAGAGGTTATTACGATATGACATTATCAATTATTACTCCATACTATAAAACTTTAAATGAAACAAAACAACTTGCTAAAATACTAGAACCTCAACTAACAAACGAAGTAGAGTGGATTATTATTGACGATGGCTGCGACGAAAAGGAACTTGATAAACTAAAAGCAAAGGTAATACATCAAGAAAACGGCGGCGTTAGTAATGCAAGAAACAAAGGACTAGATAATAAGAGCGGTAGATTTGTGACATTTGTTGATAGTGATGATATGGTAACAAGCGACTATGTAAGTAAGATTTTAGACAAAATACACACAAGCAAGTTTGATTATTGTTTTTTTAGTTGGCGATATTCCGATAGGGATGTAACAATAACTGATATGCCGCCAATTTGGAACACATCAATTTGGAATTGTATATATTCATCGGATATAATGGGTGATAAAAGATTTAATGAAACAAAACAAATAGCAGAAGATACAGATTTTAATAATAGAGTTAGAAAAGGTATCAAAGAAAACTTAATTGATGTACTGTACCAATATAATACAGACACGCCAGATAGTTTAACAAAGAGATTTAGCAGAGGGGAAATAACAGAAACAAGAAACGGGGTTATTAAAACCCAGTTAATAGTATATCGTTCGTTTTTATCCAAATTGGGTGGTATAGAAAGTGCGTTATATAATTTCTGTTTATCACTTAAAGATAAATATGATATTGTATTTATGTATGATGAAGTTGGAGAAGGAAACCTACAACAGTTATATAGACTTAAAAAACTTGTTAAATGTGAGAAATATAACAAACAAGATTTAATATGCAAAACATTTATATATTATGGTGTTAATCCACAAACAATAGAAGAAACACTAACAGCAGATAAGGTTATTCAGCAAATATGTAATAATATGGCTGAAATACCAAGTGGATTTAGACCAAGTCCAAAGACAACTGATTTTTACGCCGATAGTCAAGCAAGTGCTGACGCATTTACAAGAAAATACAAAATAGATTGTGGTGTTTTACACAACTTGTTTGTTACAGACGAACAAAAAAGAGTATTAAGTTTAATGAGTGCAACTAGACTTGCTCCCGAAAAAGGTTATGATTTAATGAAAATCTTTGCCAAAAGAATGACGGAATTGGGTTATATGTTTACATGGGAAGTGTTTACTAACGATGTACCTAACGAAGAAATAGACGGATTTGTATTTAGAAAACCAAGATTAAATGTAACTGATTATATGTGGAACAAGGATTACGGTTTACAATTTTCAACAAGCGAAAGTTGGGGAAACACTCCGACAGAGTTTTTAGAAAGAGGCGTGCCTGTAATATGCACAAAATGGTCAAGCGTTGAAGAACAAGTTGAGGATGGAGTTAATGGCTTTTTACTTGAAAAGAATTTAAAAAACATTGATTCTGTTATACATAATATGTTTTCAAAGAATTTAAAAGGGTTTAACTATAAGCCAAAATATTCAATTAAAGAATGGACGGACGCAATAGGTGATTTGGATAAACCAAAACTAGATTATGTTTACGATATAAATAGCACAACGGGATTTGAAACAAGGGTATTAAAAGATTGTTTTTATTCTGTTGAAAATAAGCAATGTAAAGTCGGCGATATTTTAGTGATAGAAACAGAAGCAAGATTAGAGTTTTTAGAAAAACTTGGATATGTTAAAAGAATAGGAGAAATAATATGAAAGTTTTAATGATGAAGCCACAAATTGGCGAACCACAAGAAGCGATAAGAATAACTAAGGATATGATAGGTAGTGTCTTAACGAACACAGAAACACTTAAACAAGAGATTGTTGAAAATGAAGACGGGAAACTAGTATTAAAAGCACATCAAATTGAAAACAACGAAATATTTAAAAGTGTTGAGGATATAGAAATATTTATTGAATTAAATGACGTGTTGATTAAAACCCCAAAGGGCTATCAAAAACCAGTAAACAAAGTATACGAGGTTGATACAGCACTTGAAAGAGCAATAAACAAAATAAACAAGATAAAATAAAGGGGTTGGCTTTATGGCTTGTAAAAGGAAAAGGAGATGAGATTGTGAAAGAATATAAACCACCAAAATGGCGAACAGTAGAAGAATTACAAATTAAAATAGATAAATATTTTAATGACTGTCAATTAAGTGGTGAGCCACTAACGATAACGGGCTTAGCTTTAGCACTTGATACAAATAGGCAAACGCTCATCAATTATCAAGCTAAAGAGGGATTTGACGAAGTTATAGATAAGGCAAAACTAATGATAGAAAACGCCTATGAAATACGACTTATAAATAGTGGTAGATCGGGCGATATTTTCGCACTTAAAAACTTTGGATGGACAGATAAACAAGAAATAGATACCAATGTTAAAATGAATAAATCGTCAGTGGATGAGTTAATAGATTCAATTAATAATATAAAAGGCGAATAATGAAGTTATCAAAAAAGTATTATGACTTTATTTTAGACGATTCTAAAGTTGATATACTTGAAGGAACAACACAGGCTGGTAAAACAACAACGGCAATAAACACAAAATTTTTATATAAGGTTAAAACATCAAATAGAAGAAAACATTTAATAGCAAGTGAAAGCTTGGGTGTCCTTGTAAGCAATATATTATCAACTGGTGATTGTGGCTTATTAGACAACTATCCCGATATAGAACTATATTTAAACGGATCTAATGAACAGAAATTGCCACACTTGAAGATTGAAAATGATATAATATATTTAGTAGGATATAGTGATGTTGCAAGATTTAAAAAGGTATTAGGTGGACAATTCGGAGCGGTATTTATAGACGAAGCTAATATTGCTGATATGTCTTTCATAAGAGAATTGTTTTTGCCACGATTTGAATATTGTTGCATGACACTAAATCCCGATAATCCCGACAAAGATATATATACAGAAATAATAAACAGAGCAAGACCAATTGACAAATATAAAGATGATGTCCCTAAATGGATATGGGAAGAACTGAACAAAGGTACGTCTAGAGAAAATTGGCGATACTGGTTTTTTAATTTTGATGATAATCCAACAATGACCGAAGAATTAAAGAATAATCTACTCACTTCTTTGCTTCCTGAAACAAGAGAATATCAAACAAAGATATTGGGAAAAAGAACGAAGGGAACTGGGCTTATATTTATATTGCCAAATGATAACATAATAACAGAACGATACGCAATGTATGAAAATTGGCAGGAGCAAGATGTTGATAAACTAGCAAGACGACAATATGCTAAACTAACAATAGGTGTAGATACAGCTTATTCAAGACAAAGTGATGATACTTTTGTCTTTATATTAAGTGGTATAACAAACAAGGGAACACTTATTATTCTTGAAGAAAAAGCGATGAATAATAAAGGATTGGCGACACCACTAACACCAAGCGATATAGCGGTAAAATTGGATGAGTTTGTTGAATTTTGTAGCAATAAATGGGGTATTGTTAAGTCCGTGTTTATTGATAGTGCAGACCAAGCAACAATAACAGAATGCCAAAAATACAGAAGAGTAAACGGCAGAAGCTACACGATATTCCCTGCTTGGAAACAAACAAAGGTAATAGATAGAATAAATTTACAAAATAGTTGGATTGCAAAAAAACAGTATTTAATAGTAGAAACATGTAAAGAACACATAAAAGAACATTATACATATAGTTGGTTACCAAACAAAGACGAGCCTGAAGATGGAAACGATCATTCAATAAACGCTTGCCAATATAGTTGGCTACCATATAAATCTCAAATAGGAGTGTGATTAGATGAAACTAAAAGATAGAATAGGGGCGGGAATAAGTAATTTCCTATACCCTTATATACAAAATCAATATAGAATGAAAGGTGATTATATGAAAATGCCAATAGAAAGAGATCAATATTTATTAGAAGAAAAATACTTGTGGTTTTTGGGTTGCGAAGATTTGTTAGCGGACTTTTATCAAACGAAGACGCATAGTTTTTCACTAGTAGATACTAGAGCAGAATATTATTATTCTAATGTAGGAACTAATGTTAGAATAGTACATAGTGGGCTACCAAGTTTAATATCTTATAGCAAAGCAAGACTTTTAATGAGTGGTGGACTAGAGTTGTTAGTAACTAATGGTGATAAAGAAGATAAAAAAACAACTGAATTATTGAATGCAATCTATGACGACAATAAAATGAACACCCTAATTAAAGAATCGGTTGTTACAGAAAGTTGGGGTAAAAAGTTTGCTTGGAAGATCAGCAACGATTCAGAAGCCAGCGATTATCCAATAGTAGAATTATATAAACCACAAAACTATAGATCTGTTTATAAAAGGGGTAGATTATTTGAATTAATCTTTTTAAATGAATATAAAAAAGATGATACAACTTACAGATTAGAAGAAACGTATGGAAAAGGCTATATAACATATAAACTCTTTCAATGTAATAAAATGGGTAATGATGTACCAGCTAATTTAGAAGACTTAGAAGAAACAGCGGGGCTTGAAGATGTTACTTGGAAAACTCCGAGAATGTTGGCGGGCGAAAAGGTTGTTGAAAAATCAGATTATGACGGTATAATTGGTGAATTTGACGCACTTGACGAAGCTTGGTCACAACTAATGGACGAAATAAGACTTGGCAGAAGTGAAATGTATGTGCCAGAAATGTTACTTACAAATAGAACATTTAACAAATTTCGTAAAAATTATGCGGTTTTAGGCAACGATGAGAGAGAAACTGGCAAAAACGAAGTTAAACATGTTCAACCTGATATAAGAAGCGAACAATACGCAAACACAATATCACTGATAACAAACAATTGTTTGATGGCAGATGGTTTAAGCCCATTTACAGTTGGAATACAAGACGAAGTGGGATCAAATGCCAGTGGTTACTCAATGACTAAAAGAGAAGCAACTTCACTAAGAACTCGCAACGAAATGATGAGCAGTTGGGAAGAGTTTTTAGATGATATGTTAGATACAGTGTTATTTGCCAACAACTTATTTAATGGAACAATGTATAATGAAAAATTAGAGGTAAAAACCTCATTTGGCAATTATATAAGCCCAACAAGAAAAGAACTTATTGAAGAAGTTAAACTTATGGTGGACGCCGAAATGATAGATAAAGAAAAAGCACTTGACGAAGTTTATGGCGATGAAATAGATGAAAATGAGAAGATAAGAATATTAAACAATCTAGGAAGTATAGCTTTTGAAGAAACTCCAATTGAGGAGTGATTTAAATGATTGATAAATTAGATCAACAACAAACAAACGAAATGCTTCAAGAGATAGACAAAAACTATGCGGATCTAAAACTTAATATTCCAAAACCAAAATACAACAAAAATAACGAATGGGAAAACGAAAAAGAAGTTAAAAGAGCCTTAAAATTAATATTACCCATCATATTGGCTTTGTGGATTAAAAACAGTACCATTATAGACACAAAAAGTCGCAAAACGATAGAGTATAACATAATTTACTATTCGCTCTTAAAAGTAAAGCAAAAAACCTCTAAAACAATGTTGACAAAAAAAGAGTGGACTAGGATTGTAGATGATATTGTTAGGAAAAGGCAAAAAAAAATACATATAAATCAAGTTATTAGAGGAAATGCACGACTTTTAAATAAAAAAGTTCAAAACACAGTGGTTGAAATGTATAAAAATGGTAAGAATTATAAACAAACAGCTAAAGAATTGCAAAAAATATATGGTTACAACAAAAACAAAGCCAAATCAATTGCAATAACGGAAAAAAACTATTATAAGAGTGAGGCACAACTACAAGGAATTAAGAATTTGGATGTAAAAAAGATATGGGTTTATAATTACATAGCAAAAGAGCCTAGAGAGGCTCATTTGGCAGCTGATGGACAAATGGCAAATAAAAAAGGATTATTTAATGTTGGTGGACTTTTAACTGAAGCACCGCAGCATTTTGGAATGCCTAGTGAAGACATCAATTGTCATTGTACAATGAGAACAGAAACAAAAGAAACAATATCAAAAGAAGAATTAAATAAATATTTAGGGGGTAATTAAAATGTCAGATATTATAAAAATAATAGACAATGAGAATGAAACACTTGATATAGTAAATGGTAAGTTACAAACACAAAGCCCAACTTGTGATGAACTTCAAACAACATCAAATGAATTGCTAACTGATGTTAAAGCAAATCAAACAAATGGAACACAAGCAACTAAATTTGTTGATGAAGCGGGAAATCCTGCAGAAGTAGATGATTCAACGCACACACTACAGACAATAGAATATGAACATCATTAGATACATAGTGGCTCGCACTTTTTCTATGCTGATTATGACAATGATGTAGATACAAGTGCACCAAAATATTATAGAATAACAACACCAAATACAACAAAATGGGCACATATGCTTTTTGTGTTATATTCAGAAGGTATCGGAACTTGGCAACTATTTGAAAATCCAACAGTAAATGCCGTTGGTACACCTGCAACCATATTTAACAGCAATAGAAATTCTGCCACAACAGCAACAATAATAGTAGCAACAGATCCAACATCGACATCAGATGGCACACTATTAAAAACATTTAGAACAGGAACAGGAACAAACGCACCCACAAGGGTTGGCAACGAAGTTTCAAGAACTAGTGAAATTATACTAAAACAAAATGAAGACTATTTTTTGAAATTTACACCTGATGCCGATAATGCAAAAACAAAAATAGAATTAGAGTGGTATGAACATACCAATAGATAAAATTCTACACACAATAATTAACTAGCAATAGTTTATTATGGTTGAACATTGTAACCTTAAATCAATGGAATTAATAGTCGACGGACTAAAAATGGGAAGGAAACTTATGGAAGATAAGGAAAAAACAGTTACACCTGCTGAGACGAAAGTTGAAAAAGTGGAAGAAAAAATGCTTACTCAAGCAGAAGTGGATGATCTTATTAAAGAAAGACTTATGCGCGAGAAGAACAAGTTTGCTAAAGATTTGGGAATTGGTGAAGATTTTGACAAATCAAAATATGAGGAGTATAAAAAATTTATTGAAAGCCAAAAAACAGAAGCAGACAAACTAGCTGAAGAAAATGTGAAGTTGAAAGAAGAAAAAGAACTAGCATTAAAAGAAGTTAGAAACTCAAAGATAGAAAGAGCGGTTGACGATGTCCTAAAAGGGCTGGAAGTTGATACTAAATACTCAAAAACTATCTTAAAATTGGCGGATTTAAGCGAGATTGAAGAAATATCAAACGAAAGTTTAAAACCAATAATTCAAAAGACTATTGAAGAAGAACTACCAATGCTTATCAATGGTGAAAAAATTAAAATTGGTGCGGATAAGCCTGATGATCCGAAACCAACATCAGGAATCAAGGATTATTTAGATAAAAAATATTCAAATAGTCCATATTACAAAAAATAGAAGAAAGGAAAAATAGAATATGGCAGTTATTTATAACACACAATATGTTGATGAGAAATACTCACCAATAGTAGAACCAAATCTTTATTATGATTCAGTTTTACAACCAAACTTAACATTTACAGACAAATACACAATGGGACGAGCAGGAGGTTATTTTGTTCATAAGTTGGGAGCAGGCTCTTTACTTGCACCAACAACTCCAGCAGGAGACTTTTCAGGAGCAGTTACAGCTGATACTTTGATTCAAATTATCTTAAACAACGCTTTCAGAAAAGAAGAAAAAATCTATGCAGTTACAGCTGCTTCAGTATCTTATGACAAAGCAGAGGCTGAATTCCAAAGAACAATCAGAGAAGCAAGTATTGGATGGCAAGCTTCAGGTGTTGCATGTATGGCTCATGAAGCTAGTGAATATGGCGATACAACGGCTATTACAGACAGCAATATTAAAGACTACTGGATCGCATTAAGAAAATATCTTAAAGACAAAAAAGCTACTCCAAACTTTGGACTAGTATCAACATCAGTCTATGAAGAATATTTACAAGCAGTTGGTGACGAATATACTCCAATGAGAAATGACGCTATCATGGCTAACGCTCGTGGCGGTATGTATTTCGGTATGCCTATAATTGAATGTAATTTATTCAATGAAACGGCAGTTACATATTATGACTATGCAGGAACATTACAATCTGTAAACTTAAGCCACATTGATGTTATCATGGGCGACTTTGAAGCTTTCTCAGTATTAACTAATTTAAACACAATGAGAATTATTGATACAGAAGACTTTGTAGGTGTAAAAGCTCAAGTTGAAATGAATAGTGGATTTAGAGTTACAAACTCAGACAGAATCGTAGTTAAAACAAATACTTCAACAAGTATTTAATTGAAAGGAGTGATAACTTATGGCAATTACTAGAACACAATATATAACGGTTGCCGAGTTAAACGAAATATTGGGGGTATCTACTTATACAAGTGCTGACCTATTAAAAATATATGAAGCCAGCGAACTATTAGAATATTATATGAATGATTCTTATAATACATATGATACCTCTGATGCTCCTAATGAACTAAAATTAGCAACAGCTTATCAATTAGAATATATGGAAGGCAACGATGATGATTCGTATGATTCAGGAAGTGAGGGCTTTTCTTTAGGAAAATTCTCATTAAATGGCGACAATACCAGTGGATATAACGGAGAATATCAGAAAATAGCACCAAAAACGAGAAGATATTTAGTTGAAGGCGGACTTACTAGGAGGCTTTTATGAAAGGGAAATACATTAAAGTAAAATGTGGGGCAATAACAAAACTTGTTCCCAAAGGCTCTTTAAAGTGGTATCTCGCAGCTAGGTATAAAATAATAGAGGATGAGGTTAAAAATGAAACTAAAACCAATACCACTAAAACTACTACCAAATAGCGTTACATATTATGCTTATAGCGAGGACACTGGTGAAGGCTCTTCTTGGGGAAGTGCTACAACTTTATCAAATGTAAAAGTTGATGAGCAAAAGCAATTTATCTCTAGTTTAAATGGTAGAGAAATAATGGGTAAAGCAATGTTGTTTTATGATTGCACAAATTCAAGTGGATTAACAGGAATACCTTTAAACGAAAGTAAAATTTTGTTTAATGGCAGAACTTATTATGTGGTTGATACCGACATATTAAGAAGCGAGGAAACTCCACACCACTATGAGATTTTATTAAAATGAAACGTTTTAACAATTTTTCTAGTGCGTTTAACTGGATTGATAGTTTAATTACAAAAACAACAAAGCCAGCAATTGAAGCAATAGCTAAACAAGAATATAAAGATAGCAGAGAATATACCTATATAGATACAGGTAAAATGTATAGAAGTGGGGAAAATAGTGATTTTAGCAATGGTTTTGTTACTATTAAAGCCTCACAAGCAAAATGGCTATATTATACAACTTGGATTCAAGCAGGAGCGGGAAATCCTAGGGCTGTGCCACAGTGGCACGAACAAATTAAATCAGAAAATATGGATAAATACATAAAAATATATACTGATAAATTTAACGATATAAAGAAAGGGTGATACTATGAATATTGAAGCTTTTATCACAAAAATAAGAAATTTAATAGCAGATGGAACGACTTTAGCACTTGCTGATGTTTATTCTCCGCAATTACCACAAGAGAAAGAAAATATATGTGCTGTAACTTTGGTGGGAGGAAACCCACAATATAATTTATGCGGCAGTTCACATTTAGAAATTACTTTTAGGGTGCTTGTAAGGGGAACAACAAACGATACAACAACAAGAGCTTTGGTTGATGATGTATATTCGGCTTTAAATTTACAAAACAATATTACATCAGGAACAAACACAATAGTTAATATTCTTGCTAGTACCACCCCAATTTATGTTGGAAAAGATGAAAACCAAAGAATATTATATAATATTACTTTTAGATCAATAGTAGAATGAAAGGAGAAGCAATATGGATACGAATACAGATAAATTCTTATTATATTTTGACATAAGCGCAACAGCATCACCAGATTTTGAACAACTTTGTCCTCTTAATATAGACTATGACCAAGGCGAAACTTTAGATAGTTGGAATGACCTATGTTCTAGTTTAATGAACAATGTAAAAACATCAATTGACCCTACATGGAGTACAAGTTTTAAATTTAAAACTACAGACCCAGTAGCTCAATTTATTTTGGGTAAAGAGTTTGCAGTTGGCGACGAAGCTACTTGTGATGTTAAATTAGTGAATTTACTAAAAGGAACGACAGGAAAACAAATTGACTTCACAGCAACATTAAGCAACATTAATTATAGTGCGGTAACAGAAGAAGTGTTACAAGTTGACTTTGACATCAAAGTTTACGATAACACAACATTCGCCGAATCAAATTACGCAGGATCAATTTAGTATTTAATATGGGGGCTTTTTGCTCCCTAAATACTTTTTAAGAAAGGGTAGAAAATGATAAAAATAAGCAAAGGTCAATACGAAGTAGAAGAAGAAGTAGTGTTAATCAATGAAAATGACGAAGAATTATATAAATTTACAATGCAAATAACAGCAGATGAAATGCAAAAAATAAAAGACATATTATTTAGTGACGATGTAATTAAAACACAAAAGCAAATTGAACTATTAAAATTAGAAAAGAAATACTCTGAAATTGAAAAATTAGAAGAGGAAATTGGTGATAAAACATTAAAGAAAGACGATGAACTTTATAAAATATGGTTTAAAGAACATTTAAAACCATTTAAAGAGGCTGCTGGTCAATATAAGTTTGAAGAAATGACATATAATATTTTAAGTTTTTTTATCAATGCTTTTGTGAAACAGAAAATGGCACCGCTAAATACTACAATTACAGACCTTCAGAAGATTATTCAAAAATAGATGTATTAAAGCTTGGTAACGAAGAATATAAATTAAATATTACTTTTAAGAGCATAATACAAATATTGAGATTATTTGAAGATAAAACTGAAAATAAAATAGAAAAATCAATCGAGATACTGGGCATTAAAGATCTTTCTAACAAGGAACTTATACTCAATGAGGTCTTCAATTATGTTTTCAAGCAAAACAATGAAAAAGGCAAGAAAACTTTTGATATGGAACAAGACTTTAAGTACTATTACCCCGATTTTTTAAAATACAACATAGACTTGTTAGAACAAGATATCTCCTGGTTAAAGTTTGAAAGTATATTACAGGCGATATTTTTAGATAAAAACTCTAATTTATCAAATGTGATGAGTTTTAGAAACTATACAAAACCACCAAAAAACTATAAAACTAGTGAAAATGAATATTATAAATATATGATGAATATGAAAAGGGTATTTGCTTTAGATGATAAGGCAAGTGCGGAAGAAAACTTAAATAAACTATGGAACTACATAGAGAAAAAGGCGGGTGATACAAATGAATGATGCAGAAATTAAACTACAGGTTAAGATTGACGATAGTAAAGCAACAAGTACGGTTGGATCTTTGAACACAAAAACATCAAAATTACAAAGTGGATTTAAGAGTGCTGGAGCAATGCTTGGTAAAGCAGTTTTAGCAGGAGCTGTGGCGGCTGGGGCTGCAATTACGGGACTTATAACAGCGGGAGTAAAATATAACGCAGAGATAGAACAATTGACTACCTCTTTTGAAGTTATGACGGGCAGTGCCGAGAAAGCTGTTGAATTAACCGAAAGATTAAGAAAAGCTGGAGCAGAAACCCCATATGAACTACAAGGTCTGGCAAAAACAACACAAACATTAATGCAGTATGGTTTAACAGCCGACGAGGCTTATGATGCAACATTAAATTTCGGAGATATAGCTCAAGGATCTGCAGATAAAATGCAATCAATAGCACTTGCTTATGGACAAATGTCATCTGCTGGAAAAGTAAATATGCAAGATATCAAACAAATGATAAACGCAGGATTTAATCCGTTACAAGCAATTGTTGAAATGACTGGAAAATCAATGAAACAAGTAACGGCAGAATATGAAGATGGAAAAATAAGTGTTGAAGATATTACTAAAGCAATGAAATTTGCATCAAGTCAAGGCGGAAAGTTCTATAAATCAATGGAAAAACAATCAAAAACACTTAATGGACAGATAAGTACTTTGAAAGATAATTTTAACGCTTTTGCTGGCGCTTTGGCAGGTGATGTTACGGGAGCAATTACAAAAACATTCTTACCAGCATTAAATGACATAATGGGCGAAGCAACAAACATTTTGGGCGAAGGTGGTATAATGGCTTTAGTTAAAGAGTTACCAAGACTATTAAAGCCGATTATTAAAACGCTTATCACAAGTGTTTTGAGTATGCTTACAACTGGATTTAAGATTTTAGTTGGGTTGTTACCATCAATCGGGCAATCTTTATTAGATGGGTTGCCAATGTTACTAACTACAATTATTGGTATGTTACCTCAATTACTTCAAACGGTATTAACACTAACTTTAATGATAATTCAATCTTTGGCAGGAATGTTGCCAGAATTGATACCACAAATAATAGATGCGATATTAGCCATGATTCCTATTTTACTTGATAATTTACCGCTATTTATTGAGGCTGGTTTACAGCTTTTAATAGGTTTAACAATTGGTATTTTAAAAGCAATACCAGTATTAATATCTTATATACCAAAGATAATTAAATCTCTCGTGAAAGCCTTTGAAGGACAATTTAGTGCGATGTGGGAAGTTGGTAAACAACTTGTTGCGGGACTATGGGCTGGTATAAGCAATTCTTATACTTGGATTAAATCTAAAATAACGGGATGGGTTGGAAATGTTATTAGTTTTATTAAAAAACTATTCGGAATCAAGTCGCCATCAAAGGAATTTGCTATAATGGGCAAATACAATGTACAGGGTATGATTGTTGGTATGGATGATATGAAATCTAAATTAAACAAACAAATGGAAAGCACATTTGGAGAAAGTTTAGAATATGCTAGCAATATTACTCCAATAACACCTAATTATAGTATGCCAAATGGCGAACAAGTTACGAATAACTTTGAAATAGGCAACCTAAATGTTAGAAACGAAAGCGATATTAACTTAATAGCAGAACAACTATATTACTTACAAAAGAAGGCGGTGGTATAAATGGCACAAACATTCACATTTAATGGAACGGCAAGTACCACATACGATGTTATAATTAAAAAATTACCACCAATAGTAATGCCCGAAAGAGATATTGAAAGCATATCTATTGATGGAAGAAACGGCAATTTGCATATAGATTATGAGACATATAATTCTTATAATACAACAATGGAAATTATAATAAATGATTTAACAGAATTGGACACAATAAAGGCTTGGCTTACAGGAATTGGTACAATAATATTTGGCGATAGACCAACAATTCAATACACTTGCGTTATTAAAAATCAATTATCTTATGATATGTATGCTTATAATTCTAAGGTTGTTCCTATACAAATGGAATTAAGTCCTTTGGGACTATCCACTACAGAAACAACTGTTACAAAAACAACAAGTCCCGCATCCTTTACGGTTGGTGGTACATATGCGACAAAACCAAGTCTTGAGATTATAGGAACTGGAGCCGTTTCAATTACATTAAACGACACAACATTTACTTTATCAGATTGTGACGCAACAGCCTATATAGTTGACTGTGATTTACAAAATGTCACAAAAAGCGATATTAATGTAAATAGCGAGTTTTATGGCAATTTCCCAGAACTAATAGTAGGCACTAATAATTTACAATGGACAGGAACAGTTACATCGGTAAAGGTTGTTTATAGGGCGGCTTATTTATGATAACCATATATGATAAGTTTTGTGGTGTTTTATATCCAGCTACTGATTTATATCCAAGCACGACTTTATATCCACAAGATGAACTTGTATTAAATGACGACTGGTTTACAAATAATGGTTATGGTGTTTTGCAAGATTTTGTTTCAAATCCAATAATAACAGAAGTCTTAAATGGAGACTATACACTAGAGTTTGAATATGCTTTAGAAGGTTGGTTAAGTGAATATATTATAATAGACAACTTAATTAAGGCTTCCAATAATGGAACAGACCAAATATTTAGAATATACTATGTTGATAAAAGTTTGAACAGAATTAAAGTTTTGGCTAGACACATTGTTTTTGATTTAAATGATAATTTATTGGTAGACGTTAGACCAACTGATTTAAATGGTGAGGACGCTTTAAACTGGTGTTTAGATAGAACAGCTTTTATTCATGGGTTTACAGCAGAAAGCGATATAGCAGATGAGTTGTCAGCTTACTATATTAGATTAAACTTTAACGATGTATTTTTTAATGCCGACAATTCATTTATAAATACATGGGGCGGTAATTTTGAATTTGACAACTTTGTGATTAAACTGCATGAAGAAAGAGGATCTGATAACGGGGTTACAATAAGATATGGCAAAAACATATTGGGTATAAATTTTACTGCTGATATAACAAATGTTGTAACAAGAATATTGCCAGTTGGAAATAACGAATTATTATTGCCCGAATTATATGTAGATTCAGCTATTACAGAATATTTTCACTCACCAATTATAAGGGTTTTGCAAACAAATATAGGAGTTGACGATACCACAACAGAAGAACAAGCGTACGCCCTAATGAGATTAGAAGCTGGTAAAGAATTTATAAGATTACAATCTATTTTTTCTTCAGCTAAGATTGACTTTGTTGAACTATCTAAAGTGAAAGAATATGAACAATATTCAGATTTAGAAACCTTGGCTCTGGGAGATACGGTTACAATATGGGTATCGCAACTAGAATTTGATTATACAATGCGAGTAGTGAGGACTGATTATGATTGTTTAAAAGAAAGATTTATTAAAATAGAATTGAGCGGTGAAGATGTATAAAAATTATGTAAACAGCGATTTAGACGATAAAAAGAGAATAGACAATGAACTAAGTAAAAGAGTTATGTTTGATGATTTAGAAGCAAAAACATTTAGGTTTGATAAAGCTAGAGGTGGAGATCTAACTTTAGGCGGTGCTAGTAATGGTAACGGACACTTTTATTTAAAAGATGCCGATACAAACACTATAATAGAAATGACTTATGAAGGAATAACATTGAGTAATGGAGCAAAATTAATGGGTGGAGATGGAGTTTTAGCTCCCTTTCAATACCCCGGGTACAATGCGAACTGGTACTCAAATGGTGATATTACAACAGTTGGTGGTTTTTGGTTTCTTGGTTATAACACTGATAGTCTTTCAGAAAACTGGGCGAACTTTATAGAATTTAATGTTTATATACCAACTGGCTTTGTAATAAGCGAGGCAAAAATAAGCTTGTACCACACACCAGTTTATTGGGACAATGGCGGTGACTATGCTTTGTGGGGTTATTGCCAGAGCATCGAGGCATATACTGTTACTAATTATGACACAATAGCAATTGAGGCTGCTTATGGTAGCGAATACACTTACGATACGGCATATTCATTTACTAAAATAGATGGTGCTTTTGGTACAAGTGGGTTTACAGCTTCAATTCCAACAACTCCATCACATAGTGGCGAAACAGCAACTTCAAACGATATATCTAGTTCATTAAGTGTTGGTTATAATAAAATCGCCATCAAATCAAGTGTAACAACACCGGCTTATAATGCTAGTGTAAAGACAAATGGGGAAAATTTAGGTGGTAAAACAGGTTATGTATACGCGGTTTTAAATGTAACTGGGTATCAAAGTTAGAAAGGAATGATATAAATGGCTTATACAAAAACAACGTGGGCTAATGGAATAGCTCCAGCAATCAATGCAACTAACCTAAACAATATAGAAACAGGTATATTTAATAATGATGCGGCAATAACAAATTTAGATAATGTAACAAAGTATATCACAGCAACAGCAGGTTCAAATGGCGACTTTAAAATAAACATATCAAATATATTAGCAACAAATATGATACTTTATGTGAATTTTCCTGCAGCAACAACTAACACGGCAAATGCAAGAATAAGTATAGATGATGGAACTACATATAAGAACATTAAGTTTTTTGACTCAACGCAAACGATAGCGTCTGAAGTTGAAAGCAAAAAGAAAACACTATACTATGATGGAACTGATTTTATATTAACAGATTATGAATATTCAAGAACAAATGCAAACGGAAGGTTTATTAAATATAAAGATGGTAGACTAACAAATATAAAAGTTGTTTCTACTTCCGTTACAGTTAGCAGCGCAGATGGAAATATATATAAATCTGGTACAATTGATTTAGGTAGTTTAGCAGCCCCATTTACATCTATAAATTCTTCTGCATTTGAAATAGTTGCTTCGGGGACTGGATTTGTGTGGTGCGGGTATTATTATCAATATCCTGTAACAACAACATCTTGGGGAAGAAGAATTATAGTTAGCGGAGCGTCAATAGGAAGTGCAACATCATTCTCTATTAGTTGTTTTGCAACAGGCATGTGGAATTAAGATATAACAACAAGAAAGGAACAAATAAATATGGATGGAACGACAGGAATTGTTTTAGCAGTTGTTTTTGGTCTTGTAACTTTAGTTTTGGGGATTCTAAATTACATAAACAAGAAAAATGAATGCGACAATGAGAAAGTTATAAAACAAACGGAGTTTGAGATTAAATTAGCAAATATTGAAAAAGAACTGATAGAAATTAAATCTCTGTTAGTTACTTCCAACGAAAAATATGGGCTACTTGAAAAAAGAGTATTCATATTGGAACAAAAAAAAACTAAAAATAAAGGAGTATAATTATGAAATGGAAAGATATATTAAATAGAGCATTAAAAACCTTTATACAAGGATTTGTTGGCTCTTTAGTGGTAATGCTACCAGCAACTGATTTTACTGACTTAACAACAATTAAGACAACTTTAATAAGTATTGTCATCGGTGCTTCTGCTAGTGGTTTATCAGCGGTAATGAATATTGTTATAAACTGTTTTAAAAAAGATGTAGAGGGTTAATTATGAAACTAATTTTTCCAGTAAACGAAATAGCAATAACTCAAGGTTATCATAGTGGCTATTCACTAGATTTTGGCACAATATCAGGACACGAAAAATATCAGCCTATATTATCTTGTGGCGACGGAATGGTTTATACTATACAACATCAACCAAAGGGTGGTAATGTATTATTTATATTACACCCTAATGGCTGGGTATCTTGCTATGCTCATTGTAAGAGTATATCAGTTAAAAAAGGCGAAGCAGTTACTTGTGGTCAAGAAGTCGCTATTAAAGGCAAGAGTGGTCTAGCAAGTGCAGTACATTTACATTTTAGTATATTTAAAAATAAGAAGTATATTAACAGTAAAATGAAGTCTAAAACGATACCAATATTAGACTACTTATTTATGGTAGAAGGACAAACAACATCAAAGACAACTGGTAGAAAGTATGACTTGCTTAAATATGGCGAAACAAGGACTTGCACAGCGTCGGTATTGAGAATAAGAATACAACCCAGTTTAACAGCAAAACAGATATCACATATTAAAAAAGGTGATAAAGTTAAAATCTATGAATATGAAAATGGATTTTATAGAACTTCTAAAGATAGCAATTTATGGGCTTATGCTCAATATCTAAAATAAAAAAGTCGGGCGTTTGCTCGACTCTTTTTTTGTGTCTTAATATAAGTTGGCTATAATGTATTTTGCGATAATATTATAATAATGATAGTCGGTGGTTGACGCTTTTGTATAAAAGTATCTTTCTCTAGTTTGAATATTGCTTATCTTGTTGTTTATTGATTTAAGATCGGATTTAAACTCATCTTGATTATCTTTCAATGTTGCATCTGCTTTTTTAAGTTCTGATATATCTTTTTTAAGCTCGATATTTTCCGCTTTTAATTCAACTATAATAGCATTTAGATCGTCCATCTTTGTTTGAATATCTTCTTTTGCTTTATTTAAAGTTGCCATTGTTACAACATCATCGGCTTGAACTTCTTTGCTGTCAAATATCATTATTACCATTATTATACTAGCCACAATAGCCAATATAACAGTTGCTATTACTTTAATTATCTCTATTTTTTTCAATTTACCCTTCCTTTCGCAAACATAATACCACCATTTGGAATAAAAGTCAAACCGGGTAGTGACACCACCCAATTAAAACCAACCTATTCTAAAATGGAATAAGTTGCATAATATGAAACTTGTTTTGATACATCAAAAGAACTTCTTGTGTAAAGTGTTAAAAAGGTATTGACAATGGTAAATACTTATGATAATATGAGAGCATAGAAAGAGGTATATTATGAAAAAGAAAACATTGATTTTGTGGATTATAGCGATAGTTGTGTTCGTTGCTTTAATGATAATCGGATCAATCAAAAGTTGGAACGATTGCACAAAGAACAATACAGAAACATATTGTAGAGAAATAAGTAGATAAGGAGATAATATGAAAGCAAAAACAATTAAACTAGACGACTTGCTAAATAAAGAATTGAAAAAAGTAGCAAGGGAAATGAAATTAAATGATAGTGCATTTATAAGAAAAGCAATAATGGAATTGATTAGTAGATATGAAATGAAAAAGGAGATAGAGAAAAATGGAAGAAATAGATAAAATCAAATTAAGTGTTTTAAGATACCTAGACGGACAAGACAGCAAAGAAGAACTAATGAGTATATGTGGGATTGTAAAATGCCCAGAATGTGGTCAATTAGTGTTTGAAGATGATTTAGTATCAACTGAACAAACAACTGGAATTGGTATGATATGTGAAAGTTGTGTTGATGATGGAAAGGCAGAACTATGATGTCTAAAAAAGCAATAACATCATATATGAAGACTAAATATAAAATAGACAAAGAAGATATGAAAAGATTAAATAAAATATTAGAAAGTGGGAAATAAAATGAAAAAAAGTGAATTAAATAAAATATTAAAGGAACATAAAATGTGGTTAGAAGGAAACTTAAAAGGCGTTCGTGCTAATTTAAGTGGTGCTGATTTAAGTAATGCTAATTTAAGTGGTGCTGATTTAAGTTATGCTAATTTAAGTTATGCTAATTTAAGTAATGCTAATTTAAGTGGTGCTGATTTAAGTTATGCTGATTTAAGTAATGCTAATTTAAGTAATGCTAATTTAAGCTATGCTAATTTAAGTTATGCTAATTTAAGTTATGCTAATTTAAGTTATGCTGATTTAAGAGGTGCTGATTTAAGTAATGCTAATTTAAGTGGTGCTAATTTAAGTTATGCTAATTTAAGTTATGCTGATTTAAG